TATCGGGATTGACCGAGGTTATTGGTGAGAGTTTCACGACCTCGAGTGACGAGGGTCGCATCGTGTCATGGTCGGATGGGTCGGATGGATACTTCCTGATGCTTGTTTTGGATGACCATGGCAAGGCTCGTGCGTTAATACATGATCACGAGGACGCGAAAAAAACCTATGCGGCGATAGGATATTGCCGTTATCATAACATTACAATTGAACTTTCATGGGAAGAGGAGACTTAAAATGTTTAAAGAACTATGGGCGAGGATCAAGACCAAACAGCGGACAGGCGCAAAGCTTACGCGCAAGGAGCAGATCTTGGCGGAACTGAACCGAGGCGTTGGAACAGCGAAACAGATTGCGGACAGGTCTGGCGTAAAGCTTACGATTGTACGCACGACACTGTCTCAACTCAAGAAGTCTGGCAAGATCAAGGACACTGGAAAGGATGCAGGGAGTGAGAGCATCTGGAAAGTTGTCAAAGGATGATCGAATACTTCACGGCACTCGTGATCGCGTATACCTTACACGGTCACGAGATCGAAACAGCCGTATGGTTCGAGAGCGAAAGGCATTGTTCGAGGGCCATGAACAACAGGAGTGCAGATATGATGTATGATTATTTGTACGACATCTACGGCAACAACATTTCGATGGGATGCTACACGACGGACAGGGTATCAAAATTAATCAGACCAAAGTTAAGACCCAGAGAGGAGGAGTAATATGGGAAACGAACAGTTAAGTATGTTTCAAGCAGCACAGTTGCACTGGCTGAAACGACAGGTGGATAATTTGCGGGAGGAGGAACACAAGACAGACGCACGGCCTGGAATAAAGCGAGAGCTATGGGCCGCAAGGGAAGAGCTTGATGATTACGTCAGGCAACTCAAGAAAGTTGGTGTATCAATTCACAATGGTGGTCGGTAATGGGCCGTTGGACAGAGTTGCAAAAGGAGTGGCAGGGTTACAAACGTAAACTTGCATATGGAAAACAAGAGGTGTCTTTGAAGGAAGCACCATGGGAGAAAGAAAATGAAAGCAAAAATCGAGATGATCAGTTCACTGATCAAGAGGAAAGAAACGGAACTGGACGATATACAGTGGGACAATCCTGACGACCCAAGGATCGAGGACCTAGTAAAGGAACTCAACTACTATAAAAACAAGTACGAGCAGGGGGAATTGTATGAACCTAACTTTTAGTTGCAACCAGAACACAACCAACATATAAGCTGCAAACAAACGGAGAATAAAATGGGTATTTCAAAAAAAATACAACTGGAAGAAATGGATCGGAACTCTAAAAAAGAAAAGCGTCTGAGCGAAAGCATCGCAAAAGACGATGACGTTGGTTTTAAAGATAGGAAATGGTCAGAGAAGTTTCAGACTATAGCCCTGTTTAAAGACGACATCAAACTGCTAAAGAAACTTGCGGACAAAGAGCAAAGGTCCATGGCTCGGCAACTTTCTGTAATAATTCAGAAAGCAGTTGCCGAACAAAAGGCTGCATGATACAATAAATTACACTGCTCGAGTAAGCGCACTGCCTGTGGCTTACCTCGGATTACTAGACCCCGACCGGCTAGGAAAAAATGTAACACTGCGACGTTGGGGTCACTTTTTCTTTTTATAACCGCGCACTTGCGCTGCTGTCATTCGAGACCACCCTCGAGAAAAAGCTTTGGCAACATCGAGGTCGAGGCCAGTTAACTCTGCAATTTCTTTTGCTGTTGTTTCTTCGGATGCATAACCTGTGCATCGTTCTTCGAGCAGCTTGGTTATTTCTTTGGGGTCAACGTCAGCCATTCTCTAGCCTCTTCACCTAATACTTTTGCACTGATATCGATCTTGGATTGCAGTGAAGTGACAATCTTTTCATCGATGGTTCCGTCTGTAATAAGATCAACGTATGTCACGTTATTCTTTTGTCCAATTCGGTGTGCTCGATCCTCTGATTGTGCTCGAGTTTCGAGATTAAAATCATTAGCATAATAAACCACGAGGTCTGCTTCGGTCAAGGTCAATCCATATCCCGCTGTGGCGGGGTTACCTACGAAGAACTTTAGTTTTGAGTTCTTGTCTTGAAACTTCTCGACAATCCTTTGCCGCTCATCATCTGGGGTGTCCCCATAGAACGAGGCCGCACAACCTTCACCAAAAGTTTCGTTCAGCATTTTAGTAATCTGTTGGATGTCGTATCGAAAGCGTGACCAGATGATAGCCTTGCCGTCGTGCTCTTCGATCACTTCTTTCAAAGCATCCATGCGTTTGGAATCGAAGTATATTGTTTCACCATCATCGGTCTTGAGATGACCGGACATGATTTGCTGCAAGCGCAGCATCTGGGTGATTACAGCAGGAGCCGTGGACAGTTCGCCACTATCCAACATAACGAGGGCATACTGTTTGATTGAGTTGTACATCTCTCGTTGTTGCTTGGTCATCTCGACGTACCGTACTGTGTAGATCTTTTCGGGTAGATCGAGGCAGTCTTGTTTGAGCACTCGATAGGAGAATGCGTCGATCCTCTCGGTTAATTCATCTAGGTTCTTGTATCCCACGATCTGTTGGAAGGCATGGGAACCCATGGTTTTGCGTTGCACGACTGCGTATCTGTATTGAAATGAATAGAAGGAGTCGTAACCAAGAAGACCTGGGCGAAGGAACTCGCACTGCGAATAAATATCCATAGGACTTTTTGTAATGGGAGATCCTGTAAGTAACCGTTTGTACTTGAATGCCGCTGCAATTCTCATTAGTGATTTAGTGCGTTTGGCTTTTGGATTCTTGATGGTGGTGGATTCGTCGACGGCAATCAATCCATTTCGACCAAACGCACGAGCCATCCATTCTCCACCTGTCTTACCTTTAACTGATGAGAATGCTTCAACATTCATAACAAAGATTGTAAGGCCCTCGAACTTCTCACCAACAGATCTCATTTCGGCCTGTTGGGTTTTGTTTGGCGAGGACACCCACCGGATTACTCGATGGGGTATGTCATCGGACATGTGCTCTGGTATTTCTTTTGCTACCCAGTTTCGGTACACGCCCTTTGGTGCGATGACCAAAGCAAAGTTTATTTCTCCTAATAGGTACAGCATACCAATGTTATCGAGTAGAACTTTTGATTTCCCCGTACCCATTTCCATAAAGTAACCAAACTCTGGCCTGTCCCACCCACGTTCGAGTGCCGTGATCTGGTGATCAAATGGTTTTAATTTGTAATTGTAGTTGACAACCACCACATATCTCCATTATTGTCTTCAATACGGATAGCATACCGCTTCCGTTATATCAACCCTGAAGAGGAGAAACTTATGGACGATATATTTGAAGACATGTTTGACGAATCGGCAGCACTGTCGTCAGTCGACACTGGAACTGGAAAACAATTAAGTCAACTGGTTCGCAATCTCCGCAACGTCGAGCAACAGATCGAGGATGCAGAGAACCACATGAAAGCACTGAAGCAGGAGAAGCATAAGCTCTCCGTAGAAAACATTCCTGCACTCATGGATGAGATGGGGGTAGAGCGTCTCGACGTAGACGGTCTTACCGTTGAGCGTAAGATGATTATCAGTGCCTCAATACCGCAAGACCGCAAGGAAGACGCACTTGCATGGCTGCGTGATAACGGATTGGACGACATTATAAAGAACGATGTCACCTGTTCCTTTGGTAAAGGTCAGGACAATCTGGCAGGGGATGTTGTTGGAATACTACAAGACCGTGGTTTCGAGCCAATGACCAAGACCCATGTACATCCATCCACACTCAAAGCTTTTGTAAGGGAGAGAGTAACGGATGGTAAACCGATTGACCTCGATATGTTCGGGGCATTCATTTCAAATGCAGCGCAGATCAGGAGGAAATCATAATGGCGACCGCAGTAACAAAGAAGAAAGAAACCGCAGTATCAACCGATGTAATGGATGACATCTTAGAATTTGCAGGGGAGGGTGCAGCATACGACAGTTCGGAGATGCAAATTCCGTTTGTCCGTATCCTGCAAGCCATGTCACCTCAGTTGAAGAAGCGTGAAGCTGAGTACATCGAAGGCTCGGAACAGGGGGACATGTTCAACACTGTAACCAAACAGTATTGGACAGGGGAAGAAGGTGTGACTGTCATACCTTGTTTCCAAACCACCAAGTACCTAGAGTTCACACCTCGTGAACAAGGTGGCGGCTTCCGTGGTGAGATCGCACCAACAGATCCAGTCTTGCAAAGGACTGAACGTCAGGGTGCAAAAGAGATCTTACCTAGCGGCAACGAACTGGTGAAGTCTGACCAACATTACTGCTTGGTTGTGGATGACGAGGGTTCTTTTCAACCTGTAGTTATCGACATGAAGTCTAGCCAGTTGAAGGTCAGTCGTCGTTGGAAGACCCAGATCGCGATGCAAAAGATCAAGCATCCGAGGACAGGTCAGTTGATTACACCACCGTTGTTTGGCAATCAGTGGAAGTTCGGCACTGTCGAAGAATCCAATGACCAAGGTACGTGGTTCAACTACGCTATCGAAAAGATCGGTTTGTTAGAGAACCGAGATCTCCTACTTGAGGCTAAGTCATTCCGTGACAGTGTAGCCGCAGGTGAAGTGAAAGCTGCCCCAGAAGTTGAGGACTCTCCCTCGAAAGACGGAGAAGAAATCCCCTTCTAAGCAGCCTGGGGGCGGCTATTTTCCCTTGCCGCCCCTTTTTCATTTCAACAGGAGCAGTAAATGTCACAAGCAAAGAAGCTTCTTGCCGCGTACACTGGCGCATTGTCCGCACATGGGACAACCACGGTCGGTAGAATTGGACGCAACGGCAAGGCAGAGAGCCAGAGTAAGATTGTTCGAGAGCCGATGACCGAGGAGATTGTGCAGGGGCACATCGATGGCAAGCAGGGGATCGGGGCAATACCAATCAACGAAGACAACATGTGTAAGTTTGGGGCTATCGATGTAGATGTGTATGACCTCAACCATAAAGAATTACAGGAACGAATAAACAAATTGGATCTGCCTCTATTGCATTGTAGATCCAAGTCGGGCGGTGCTCACTTGTATTTGTTTCTCAAAGACTGGGAACCTGCTGCTGTAGCTAGAGAGTATCTAACAGAGATGGCGATACTCTTGGGGCACAGTGGCGTAGAGATCTTTCCCAAGCAGGATAAAATAATTGCTGAACGTGGAGACGTTGGTAACTTTATCAACATGCCTTACTTCGATGCGGAGATGCCGCAGAGATTTTGTTACAACAAGAACACAGAGGCCATGGAGCTTGATGAGTTCCTGACAGAGATAGACAACAAGCGTGTAAACCTATCTGATTTGGAGGCTATACGTGCTACTCAAACTGTAAGAAAACATTTCGAAGATGGTCCTCCCTGCCTACGGCATTTGTTTTCAGATGGTCCTTTGTCAGAACCGAGGAACAAGCTTCTCTTTATGATAGCTGTGTACTGTAAACAAAAGTTTCCTGACGGTTGGCAGAACTCTGTGGAAGAATACAACAGGACTTTGTTTTCCACACCGTTGCCGTCACAGGAAGTGGCGACGCTTATTAAGCAGCACGAAAAGAAGGACTATGGATATACATGTAAGGACGAGCCGTTCAAATCGTACTGTGATCCGTCCCTGTGTGTACTGGCTAAGTTTGGTATAGGGCAGGATGCACCGGATGCACCACAGGTTGGTGGGCTAACAATTATGTTATCGGAACCACGTTTGTATTTTATGGACGTAAACGGTACACGTATCCAACTAACAACGGAGCAGCTACAGAACCAGACGCTATGGCAACGTGCGTGTATGGAGCAGTGCATGTTCATGCCACCAACCACCAAGCCACAGAAGTGGCAGCAGATGGTCAACAACTTAATGAATCAGGCTACTTACATAGATGTACCAGAAGAGCTTACAATAACAGGCCAGTTTAAAGATCTGTTAGAGGGTTATTGCACGAGCCACATTCGGGCCATGGCTCCAGAAGAAATACTCATGAATAAACCATGGACTGACGGTGGAGTTACCAAGTTCAAACTAGAGGGACTGCTCGAGTTCCTACATAACAGAAGGTTTATTATTACGAGCCGTGGACAGATAACCCAGATGATACGAGATCTTGGTGGTGATGCCACGAAACAATACATAACCAAGCGAGGACCAAAGGGTGAAACAAGAACTCAAGTTCGTTGTTGGTTTGTCCCTGCGTTTGAGGAAGAAGAAATAGAATTACCTGTAAAGGAGTATAGCAATGAAATCCCATTCTAATCGACTGCTGCGGGTGGGTGAGGTAGCCGAGATGCTAGGCGTATCGAAATCCTACATATATAAACTGTCGCAGACCGGAGATTTTCCGAAGCCCATTGTTCTGGGTGACGAGACAAACAGAAGATCCTCGAGCCGTTGGGTTCTGACCGAGATCGAGGACTGGGTAAACACAAGACCAAGGGGGAAAGAATATGATACCGAAAGCTAAATTAATTCTTGGACCGCCAGGATGTGGAAAAACCTACCGTCTAATAGAGGAGATCCGCAAGGCTCTGGCAGAGGGTACGCACCCATCACGCATGGGTGTGATCTCTTTTACACGGAAGGCCATCGAAGAGATGGTAACTCGAGCCTGTGAAGAGTTCGAACTGGAACCAAAAGACTTTCCATACATGAGAACATCTCATTCGTTTGGGTTCCGAGCGTTAGGCTTGCAGCCGCAAGACATCATGAAGAAAGAAGATTACGACAACATAGGAGAAACGGTAGGGTTAACCTTTGAAGGTAAGCTTTCTAACTCTTTAGAGGATGGAATGCCTATGCCTTCTTTAGGTGGATCAGGGTCAGATTATCTACAGATGATAGGCCGATCACGTTTACGCATGGTTACCTTGGACAAAGAGTTTAACGACACGTTTGACCGGACGCTGCACTTCCCTAAGTTGTTGCAATTACACGAGCAGATTGAGCAGTATAAGCAAGCCCTAAACAAGTACGACTATGTGGATATGATCGACAAGTACATACAGGTGGGGGAAGTTCCAAAACTTGAATACCTGATTATAGACGAGGCCCAAGATTTCACACCGTTGCAGTGGGAGATGGCAGTCAAGATAGCAAGCGAGGCTGAGAAAGTATTTATTGCAGGGGATGACGACCAAGCTATCCACAGATGGACAGGCGTGGACGTGGAGCTATTTAAAGAATGCTCCAAGGACATAGATGTACTGGATCAATCGTACAGAATACCAAGGTCCGTGCATAAACTAGCAAGGGTTATTGCAGGGAGGATTGAGGATCGACACACTAAGTTATTTAAACCAAGGGAGGAAGAGGGTTTGGTTGAGTGGATCAACCACCTTGATGATACGCCACTGTACGAGGGATCGTGGACACTTATGGCAAGGACAAATGGATACGTCCATGACATGGCAAAGAGAATCAAGAACATGGGGTTTAAGTTTTCGATCAAGGGTAGACCCAGTATCTCGGACAAACTGGTAGCAAACCTATTTACTTGGGAAGATCTGTGTCAGGACAAGAAGGTTGGACTGCAAAGGATCAAGGATCTATACACAACTGTACCCAAGCAGGGACAGAACGCTGTGGTCAAACGTGGATTTACACAGAGGTTGGACGCTTTGGCTCCAGATGCAGAACTGGATATGACACAGCTACAAAATGAATACGGTTTACTGGTGGGCGCAGAGCAGAGCGGCTACGAGGTGTTGCGTGTAAGCAAGGTAGAGCAGGATTACATTGCAGCAATGATGCGAAGGGGGGATGATCTACTGTCTGCCCCTCGCATAAAGTTGTCCACCTTCCATGCTATGAAAGGAGGAGAAGACGACAACTGTTTGGTATACTTAGGGTCTACCAAAGCAGCCTGTGAAAGCAGGTTTCAAGACGACGAGCACAGGGCGTTTTATGTTGGGGTAACTCGAGCACGTAATTCTCTGTACATATTACAAACAACAAACAATTACAGGTACACGATATGAAATGTTTATACTGCGGAGATCAAATGATTCAGGGTGGTGACCATGATAGCGATATTGGTGATGAGTTTATTATGGTATCAAACTTCTCCTGTCCGAAGTGTGGTTCTTTTGCTTTGTTTTATTTTCCAAATGAGGAAGAGGAGCAAACAATACAATGAAACGTGATGAAGTGTTGGATACAGCAAAGGAATTAATTAATGGACAGAGGGCCAAGGACTACGGTGATGCACACGACAACCACAGTAGAATTGCTTCGGGGTGGAACATCATCGTAGAGGGGGCAATGGAAAGTCATGGATACCTGACTGCCTCGCATGTGGCGTTGATGATGGACTGGGTAAAGAGTGCAAGACTTGTCGAGAACATCAATCATCAGGATTCATGGGTAGACAAATGTGGTTACTCGGCTCTCGGAGCAGAGCACAGTGACAGAGGGAATGAAAAACCTTCTATCTTACTGCCTCGGCACGAAGAAATATTATCTAGGGTGGAAACAAAGAATGCAAAATAATTTATTTGGCAGTGCATTACACCACCAGATCAAAGGGGAACTAGATCTAATAGATCAGGACTGGAACATACCGCCAGAGTATCCAGACCTGACAGGCTACAAAGATGTAGCTGTGGATCTCGAGACCTATGATCCTAACATAAAAACATTGGGGCCAGGTTGGGCACGTAAGGACGGGCACATCATCGGCATAGCTGTGGCAGCAGGGGAATACAAAGGGTACTTTCCTATCCGACATGAGAACTCACACAATCTAGATCCAAAGTTCACACTCAAGTGGCTGAAGAAACAGATGGCTGTGCCTGACATGAACGTGATCATGCACAATGCAACCTACGATGCAGGTTGGATGAGGGCCGAGGGCATAGAGATACAGGGCAGGATTATTGACACAATGATTACTGGCGCATTGGTGGACGAGAATCGTTGGTCCTTTGGGCTAGATGCAATGGCTCGAGATTACGTGCAGCTTCGAAAGAATGAAAGGCTTCTACAGGCAGCAGCCAAGGAGTGGGGCGTAGATCCAAAGGCAGAGATGTACAAGCTACCACCTAAGTATGTGGGTGCTTATGCCGAGCAAGACGCAGTTGCTACGCTTAAACTATGGGATGCGCTGAAGGTACAACTCGAGGAGCAAGAACTCTGGCACATCTGGAATGTAGAGACGGATCTTATACGCTGCATGTTGGACATGAGAACCAACGGTGTGCGTGTGGATCTCGACAAGGCAGACAAGAACAAGAAGCTAATCCGAGCCAAGACCAAGGAGCTACGTTCGTTTATCGAAAAGGAAGCAGGGATGAAGGTAGACATCTGGGCCTCTGCTTCTATCCAAAAGATGTTTGATAAGATGGATATGGAATACTTTACCACAGAGAAAGGTGCACCATCGTTTACCAAATCGTTTTTGATCGACCATCCATCTAAGGTCTGTCAGGCTTTGGTTAAACTACGTGAGTTCGATAAGGCAGACTCTACGTTTATCGATAGCATACTGCGCCACGAGCACAACGGACGGATACATACAGAGCTACACTCCACACGAAGAGACGAAGGAGGCACGGTCACTGGTAGATTTTCATCTTCCAACCCAAACTTACAGCAAATTCCTGCGCGAGATCCCGACATCAAGAAGATGATTCGTGGTTTGTTTATACCGGAGGACGGTTGCCAGTGGGGATCGTTTGATTACTCGAGCCAAGAGCCAAGGTTACTGGTGCACTTTGCAGCGTCCGTACCTGTAGGATTGAGGCACTCTGTGGTCGACAACATCGTAGATGAGTTCAATACAGGGGACGTGGATCTACATCAGATGGTTGCAGACCTAGCTTCGATCACTCGTAAGGAAGCCAAGACTGTAAACCTTGGCATTATGTACGGCATGGGCGTAGCAAAGTTAGCCGATCAGCTTGGCATACCTGCGGATGATGCAAAGAGTTTGATTAGAAAACACAGAGAAAAGGTGCCGTTTGTTAAAGGTCTTGCAGATCTGGCTACCAAACAGGCATCAGACAACGGGCAGATACGCACTCTACTAGGTCGTAAGTGCAGGTTTCACCTTTGGGAGCCTCTTACATTCGGAGTAGGTAAACCCCTACCTCACGACGACGCACAGAAGGAGTACGGCAAACAGATCAAACGAGCCTTCACATACAAGGCACTGAATAGATTGATCCAAGGATCAGCAGCCGACCAAACAAAGAAAGCAATGCTTGATTGTTACAACGAGGGACTTACTCCTATGCTTACGGTGCACGATGAGTTATGCTTTAACATAGATGATGAAGCCCAAGTCGGAAAAATAAAGGAACTAATGGAAACAGGCGTACCTCTAAAGGTGCCCTCTAAAATTGACGTAGACATTCAACCAGATTGGGGAGACATAGAATGATAGATCCAGACATGAAGACACTAGGACTAAGACAAATGCATCCAATGCAAGTCGAAGCACTCATGGACTTTGTTGGCACAACCATAAAGTTAGCTGCTGAAACAGGGGATGATAAAACTCTGCTGGACGTAGAGGCATCTGCTGATGAACTCATAAAACTATTTGGAGGCAGAGGTATAAGAATTGAGGTGGAAGACTAGTCGTTCCGTCTTTGTATTTCTAGGTTAGCACTCTGCGAGGCAGGGTCACCAAAGACACTTGGAGCAAGGGTCTGCGCTCTCTCTACAAACCCTTCTGTTAAATTACCTGCTGTATTTCTGACTTGAGCCAGGGTGTTTCTAACTGGAGCCGTAATAGTCTGTGGAAAAGATACCTCGGGTTGCGGTTGTTCTACTTCAGGAGTAGTAATTTGCGGGGTGGCTTGCTCTAATCTACGCAGCCTATCTGCACGACGGTCGGCAAGTCTGGCATCTCTTTCTTCCTTTGCCACCAGTGGCTGTAACTTTTCAAACCTACGTTCGTTAGACAACCTGTTTAGTTCTGCCCAAGGGCGTTCTTTAATCAAATACTTTTTGTCTTCGTTACGCATTTCCATCATGACTTCTCTAATAAGTTCTTTGGATGCTAGACCGGGCCAGAACTCTCCACGCATGATGACATTAATTTCTGCTCCACCCATACCTGATTCTGTAAGACCTTTACGAATAGATGCGTCAGTTGCACCCATGGCTCGAGCAGCCTCAACCTTGTAGTACAGGTTGCTTTGCTCACGATACAAGTTATCGAGGTACGTGGACCATCCCTCCATAACCTCTGGTATAGTTGCATCCGCACGTTTGATTTCTCTGTTAGCAGAACCTTTGGCAGAGGATCTGAGTGGGAGATATTCACCACCTTGAAATCTAAAATCAGTTCTTGTGTTGACGTTAATAGGTGTAAGCCCTGTAACAACCCGAGCAAGCTCTTCGTTAACTGCATACTCCTGACCACGAGTGCCGGGTAAATCTGTCATGGCTCGGAGCAATCTACCCTCTTGAAACTTACCAGATCTTTCTTCCTGAAACATGCGACCGTAGCCTGGAATATATGTGCCAGCTATGTGGACGAGACTCTTTTGCATTTTAGTTCCAAAATCATCTGCGCTTGCGTAAACTCTTGCACCTGTTTGTGTCTCACCGTCTCGCCCAATCCAAGACTGTGGCAGCACATCTCTTACCCGTTCGTAGATCAGAGATTCAGATAAGAACGGCTCGGCGTAACCCTCAATAGCAGACCAAGAAGAGTTTAGTATTTGGTCAGCCTCGCCTTTACCCAACTCACCTCGTTCAAAGTATGTTCGAAGAGCAGCCCGGGCAGGATCTAAAACAAATGCGTGTGGGAAGATAAAGCTGAGATCCCCCATAGATATGTTGCCACGCTTGTCATTGTCGAGAACAATCATCTGATGTCCATCGTAGAAGTCCGCTGTCAAGGTAAGAGCAGCGTTCATCTCTTGCTCCGTGGTCCCTGTTGCAAGCATCGAAGCTTTGGTCATGGCTGCTGGAAGAATAGCGGACGTAGCTGCGTAAGATGTCAGTCTGTTGGTTCCAATACCATGGATCTGTCGTTCAAGGATCTTTGCATTATCTTCCCCTATCGACTTAATAAGAGCCTTACCTGCATCTGTATTAGGATCTATTTTAAAAGACATTTCTTTAATGCCTCGAGCCAAAGTGTTTGCAGAGTTCCTGATGTTTTCAGATGCAAACGATGTGAAGTTACCAAACACTGGAATGGCATCGAGTCTACGGATTGCTTTACCTACACGGCTGTACACAGGCATCGTATCTTTAACAATGTCGCCCGACATTGTTAGGAGAAAGTTTGCAGGTGATTGATCAAGAGCCAAAGATGCGCCACGCTTGGCTATACCCTGTTCCACAAATACTTTTTGTAACTCAGGAAATACATTTGGTGGTAAGGCGTTAATGTCTAACTTTGCTTTACCAAGAGCGTTGGTTACTTTTGCTTGCTCTCCAAACACGGACATCATTTTGAAGAAAGAGTCAGATTCAGAGTACAGAGATTCAAGTTGCTGCATAAGAGGTATGACAGATGTTGATTTGTCCACAGCGGTTTGCAATCTACCTGCCACTTGAAAGTCCTGTGCCATCTCTTTGAAGTCTCGAAGAGCAGAGGTCACAAGGCTGGTATCCATAACACCCAAAGCACCAAGCTCTCGGCTGTACTTACGAACCGCCTCGTCATCCATAAGATCTACGTTAGCTGCAACTACCCTGAACGCATCTATGAAGTCACTGTCTCTGGTAAAATTTCCGTTGTTTGCTACGGCAATGAGATTACCAGCGATGTTTCTCATTTGTGAGACAATGTTAGGAACGATAGTCATACGTTGTGCCTGACCCTTGAGCAGTGCACCTATGGCTATGGCTTGTCCTAGTTCATCTAGTCCCATACGAGCAGGAGTTGTGAGTGCTTGTTTGACCTCTGGGGTTACATACATATCAGACAGGTCTGCATACGCACCGCCAAAAAAAGCCTCTCCTGATTCGTCCGGTTCTAGTTTTACATAGTTCTCCGCATTTAAACGTTTTAAAAAAGTTAATTCTGCTTTTGGTATAACTGTACCTGATATGTTAGGTGTTTCTGTATCTGCAAACTCCAAAGTTTCTGGATCATAAAGAATGCGTTTTTCGTCTCCACCAACTGTTGTAGAAAAACTTGGTTCTGCTTTTGGCGCACGAACAATCGCGGGTCGTTGTCCTTTGTTCAACATATTGAAAGCAGTGGAGGCAGCTACACTAAACCCTCCCTCGGAAACATCCTTGGCTACACCCTCATAGAATTTCAAACCTGCTGTTGTTTGGGCTAAATCAGATACGGTTCTGATAAAAGCAGTCTGAGGATCTTTAATCTCTCCCATTAATTCAAGAGTCTTTGGTAATTTATTTAGTTCCTCAACCCGTTCGATTAACATGTTGTCAACCAAACTAACCACACGCCCAGGCATGACGACATTGTTAACTTCTTTTAATGCATTCTTTCTTAACTCAAGAGCACTCTTAGGATCGACCACGCCCTCTGCTAAATCTAAATTCAAATACTTTAAAAGTTTTCTTTCAGCAAAAGCATCTGCTTCTGCATCAGTAAGAGCACCTGGATATGTTCCCTCACCAAAAAGTTCTTCATACTGTTTTTTTCCAGGATCTCTTTGTGTGTTTTTAACGTAAGTCTTCATTTCTCGAAGAGCATTTTGATAAACTTTAGAATCAAAATCTAAGTTGTCATAAAATTTATCTGGCCTGTCGTACATGTCAAATCTACGACGTAGATAACCACCGACCTCATCCCTATTTCTTTTTATGGTGTTAAGAGCGGCAACCAACGGAGTGCCTGTTACCCCTTCGGTTCTTTTTTCTAACTCTAATATAAACTTGTCCTGAAACTCTTGGTCTAATCTAAGCATACGCTCGGCAGCTTTCTTTGCTCCCTTGTTTAAACCCTCTAAGTTTTCAGGTTTTCCCTCTATAAGATAGTTGTAT